GTGCCAGTGCGCCGTCGTGTTGGCTAGGTCGACGCCGTTCTTGAGCAGCCACACCCACGCAGGGCTGTCGCCGCCGGACGTCTTGTCGAGCTGCACCCGGTAGTTGACGAGATAGTCGCCAGCTTGGCCGGGCGACACTTGCGAAGACGACGCCAGATCGACGCCGTTCGTAAAGATCGTAGTGTTGAACGTCACCGCCGTAGCCGTGCTGGCCGACGCGGTCTGCGTGGCGCTGCTGGCGTACGCGGCGCGGCGCGGAACCGGGCGGTAGGTCGGAGGGGCGGACAGCAGGCCCTGCACGTCGGCACGCACCAGGTCCATCATCGCCTCGGCCTCCGCACCGCTGAACGGCGCAAGAGCAAGGTCGCTGATGGAGATGTCGGTGGTGCCGCTGCCGGTCTGGCTGAACTGGTTGAACAGGAACCGATACCATTCCCGCGACATGATCGCGGTGCCCGGCTCCAGCACCGGGACGCGCGCGGCGGGGATCGAGGTGATGTCAGCCATTGGTGCCGCTCACGGTCAGCTCGGCACCCATGATCGCCACCTTGACGGGGGCGGTGCCCGACACCTCGTAGACGCGGTCGCGCAGCTTGTCGGTCATGCCCAGCCGACGCCAGATGACGCGCGTCGAGGACTGGCCGATCAGCCCCATCGACCGCCAGTGCTCTTTCGACCAGGTGTGTCCGCCGTCGTCGGACCAGCGCAGCATGATTTGCGGGTCTGCCCCTTCGGTGACGGGGTAGCCCAGCAGCAGCGGGATACCTTCCGACACCAGCAGATCGACGCCTGTCTCGGCCAGCAGCAGCTCGTCGTCTCCGTAGCCGATTAGGCCGACGCCGGTCTCACAGACCAGTTGCAAGGCGTGGTGCGCGGTGCGCTTGAAGTCGTTGCCGCCGGTCGGCAGCGCCCGCCACCGACGCAGCCACTTCTGGACCAAGCTGTTGTCGGCGTAGGTGTCGAGGTCCAGTTCGTACAGGTTGCCGTTCTCGAAGTCGCCGACGACCAGCAGGCCGTTGAAGTTGACAAAGCAGTTGGACCGATGGCGCGTGAACACGCCGTTCTTGAGGCCGCGCCGCTCGTGCCACGCCCGCGTTGCGGCGTCGAACACCCATGTCGTGTCGGCCAACGGGAAGTTGAGGACGTAGAACTCGTGGCCGTCCTGTTGGTAGGAGTAGGCCACCGCGTCCGTCATGTCGGTGTAGCTCTGGATCGCGAACTCGACGGCGTGCGTCGAGATGCGCTCGGCCTGATAGCCATTGGCGCGGTAGACGATGCCACGTCCACGGGCGTCCTGACCCAGCCAGGTGATGCTGTTGTCCAGCTTGGCGATCGAGTTGGGCGCGACGCAGCCGACCTCGTTGTAAGCCCCTTGGATGCGGGCCAGCGGGAAGTCGGCGTCGCCGGAGTTATACCAGACCTCGGTCGAGTTGGTGCCCAGCACCCACACCTCGCGGTGATTGGCGACCAGACCGACCACGTCGTCCGGCGCACCCTCGGCGCTGGCGAAGTCAAGCGGATCTACACTGTTGCCGTCGAACAGGGTGGTGACCCAGATGCGCTGCGAGTTGGGTTCCGTGAAGACAAAATAGCCGTCGAGGTAGGCGACGGTGCTGGCACCCGGAAAATCCTCGTCGGTGATCTCGGCCAGCACGCCGGTGTCGAAGTTGTAGATGTAGCCCTTGGGGTCGGCAGCGATGAACAACTGCGTGCCGTTGTCGGCCATCGACACCGGGCCGTTGTTCGTGACGGTGCCGATCAGCGTCGAGACGCCGGCGGACGTGACCGAGTAGAACGACTGGCCCGACACGACGTAGCCGGTGTTGCCGTTCGACCAAAGCCCTTGGATGGGGCCGGTGCCGACAGTCGAGATGAACCGCAGGCCGGGGCACCGTTGGAGATACGCCGCCTCCAGCCCGCCCTCGGCCATGACCTCGGGATACAGATTGACCATGCGGTTGTCGGCAGCGTTGACGCTGCGGACGACATAGCTGCTGCCGAGGATCGGAGACTTCATGTCAGTTCGGCTGGTTGGTGTAGATGTTGTACCGCCCTGGCGAACCCATGATGCCCGACGGCATGGCCATGATGTCGCCCGGATTGTTGATCCGCTTGAGGTTCCGCTTGGACACCATGGCGACGCGGGTCACCTGCGGCGACGGCTCGACGCCAAACTCCGGGGCCAGTTCGCAGGCCAGATTGTAGCGGAAGGCGCGCAGGTAGCCGGGCGGAAAGACCAGTTCCGTGCCGAGCGTCGCGGGCTGCGCCAGCTCCAGCACCGAGATGAAGTGCCACACCAGCGACTGCGTCGGCACCGGGTAGACCGTGTATGTTGCGTTCGGGTTCGACGCCTCGGCGTAGATGACCTGCGGGTAGGTGCTCGTCACCGTCTTGAGGACGATGGCGTTGTATTCCGCCTCGTTGATGATGGCGGGCATGAACGCCAAGCCCTCTGGGTCGACGTAGTAGGTGGCGTCGTCGAGCAGCACGGGGCGCAGGCCGACGAAGTTGCCGGTCGGCCCGAGTGTGCGGGTCGCCTGCCCTGCGGGCCATGTGAATGTCTGGTCTTGGGTGGCGTAGACAGCGAGCCTCTCGGTGCTCCAGCTATCAATCATCATGTTCATCGCGGCCAGCGCGTCCTGCGCCGTGTCCGCTGACGGAACCTCGCCCTCGGCCAGTGGACCGATCAGCCGGAGCGCGCCGTAGATGATGTCTCCTGCGGTCGTCATGCTGTCGTCCTGTCGTTGGCGAAGATAGAACCGCCCCGCCGGTTAAGGCGGGGCGGGGTAGGCGTTAGCCGTAGCGGTAGAGCACCCAAGTGCCGTCACCCGACTTGCGGGCGCGGAACAATTGGGCGGTGCCGGCGGTGGCCGCAACGGTCATCAGACCGACGAGGGTCCAGCCGGTGTTGGTCACCAGGGTGATGACACCCGAGCCGCTGCCGTCGACGTTGACGACGCTGATAGGGAACGAAGAGCCGATCTTGGCGTTGCCAAGAGCAGCGTCGAGGGTTGCAACGGTCGGCAGCGTGTAGGACGTTGCCGAGCTGCCGGGGCTGCCGAGAAGGATGCCGTTGGTCAGTTGAGCAACGGTCAGGGTTGCGGCGGCAGTAGCGGTGGCCGGGACGGGGATGGCGTTCAGGTTGACTTCGGCAAGGTTGCCGTCACCGATTTGCGCGCCGCCGCCGATAGTTCCGATAGGCATAGTCGTATCTCCTTGTTGGGGCGGTTAGCCGAGCAGCCGGGTGGCAGCGGCGGGACGGATGGCGGCGTAGCCGTACAGGACGTCGATGCGGCAGGGCATACGGTCGTTGTTGATGTCGTAATCGCGGACGATACGCATCGAGATGCCGTTGTGGACCTGACGCGAAGCCATGTCGACGCCCTGCGGGAGCAGGAGGTCGGCGGTGGCGAACGAGAAGGCGTCCTTGTGGTAGATCAGGTTCTGCGGAGCCGAGGTCGAGGCGACACCATCAAAGACGATGGCAGCGCCGGACTGCGGGAACGCAGTGACCGTGGCCAGAGCCTCGGACGACGTGTAGATCGGCGGCGAGATAGCGACCGAAGTGTAGGCACCGCTCGAGGCCGTGTTGGTGGCCGTGCAGACGAAACGCTGGAGTTGACCGGTGCTCTCGCGGGTCTGCGGGTTGACCGCAAACACGCTGGCGATCGTGAACGTGTCGCCCTTGTTGATGATTTGCGAGCCGGTGCCGGTGATGGCAATGGTCGACGCGCCTTGAGTGGCAACCGTGGTGGTCACGGTAGCGCCGGTGGCGGCACGGGTGCCGTAGGCGTGGACTTTGATCGACTGCGACATGTTGATCTCGTCGTAGCCGAGCACACCTTCGCCCATCATGCCGCTCTTAAACTGACGGCTGATGGTCGGGCCGGGGTTGAACAGGCCCTTGAGACCTTCGACCAGGCCGGCGTTTGCGGCAGGGTTGACGGTCGCATAGCGCATGTCCATCGGGACAGCGCCTTCGTTGAGGACGCGCTGGCCAGCCAGCAGAACCTCGGAGGTGGCGGGGGTGGTGGCGGCGGTGCCGACGGCGTTGAAGACGTCCTTGTAGACGTTGGCGACGTCAGCGTCGACGCTGGCGGCGAGCTGGCTGAT